CATAAGTTTTTGTGCGATTGGGGTCGCCGACTAGCAAATTTTTGTTGTAGCGGGTCTTGCCATCTGTCCCGATAATCTCAGCGTTTAATCGTGCGGTCTCGCTTGTCTCGCTGACTTTATTTTTTAAGTCATCAAATGACTGTTTAATCGACGGGATATCATCAACTTTGATAGCCTCTGTGATTTTTTTAATGGCTTCCTCTGGTAAAGATAGGTTTTTGAGCGTATCTCTAAACTCTTCGAGCTCTTTATCGGTTCTCTGGTTGATTACTTTTTGCTCTTGTTTGAGCTTTTCGACAGCCTCAGAGATTTGTTTCTCCAGTTCCTCACGCCAACGATCTGGATCGTTTACCAACGGGACTAATTCCCATTGAACACCATTCCACCTGTACATCAATGTTGTCCCATCGTGATTACGGTACAAAATGTCATCTTCTTTTATAGTTCCCTTAGGATTATCCTGAGGAAACTCTGTAGAAAAGAAAATCCTAGTAGTGCCAGATACTAAAATATGCGTCTTTTTAACATCATCTTGAACTTCTGCAAGTTTGCTACTCATCGCTTTTTGAAAATCATTTGTCTCTGTTTGAGAAGAGTTTTCTAAACTTTGATATCGAGAGTAGGTATCTTTATCACCTAAAGTAACGTCCTGCTTTAAAATATCATCATATGCATTGTAGTAAGTTGTTACTACGCTGAACCGAATCTTTTTTTCAATAGATATACGTTCGTCAATAAACCAAATAGAGTCTCCTATTCTCGCCGCACCTTGATAATCCTGTTGTTTTAAAGAGACTAAAGTCGTTGTTAAGCTGACAGATACAGAGCGATCTACGGCTAGCTTACATTTTTTGATAAGACTTTCTTTTAAACTCATTCGTTCATCAACAACGGGCTTACCATCAAGTTTGCCATACTCTTTGGATAAGGGGCTCTCATAATCAACAATTAATCTTCCCTTTGAATGGTCATTTTCATCAAACCAGGCTCCATATCCTTTAACGTATGTCATCAGGTTAGTTACGTCTACCGAGTACTTTGTATCCTTGATATTTCTAAGATAGCGGAACTGAAATCCTGTATCTTTACCTACTTTTGTGTTAACTAAAACGACCTTGCCAACAACTTTAAATTCTGTTTGAAATCGTTCCATTAAATGATGGAATAAAGTCAGTTTGTTATCATCTCCGAAGCCACTGAACCTTCTAGTAGAATAATCACCTTGTAGCTTATAACTGAATCGGCTGTCTTTAAACAGGAGATCGAGCAAGTAATCTAAAGTATACATTCGTTCTGGTAGTTCTTCATATAGACGAGCCTTTACAAATTCAAAATGAAAGGCTCCTATCGCTGTAATTTCCAAATCATACGAACTCCCCTTAGTGACTTTAATAGGATTGATAATAATAAATTCATCTTGTTCCCCAGCTGGGTATAAGCGGTCAAGTTCTTGGCAATCTGCTATCCAAGTCTCATTTCCCTTAATAGGAATAGTACAAGTTAGCTTAGGATAGTCACCTTGTTTTTCGACGACGGTGTAGTCTGCGTTAACATAAAAAACACCTTGCTTTGTTTTTACCTGCATACTAACCCTCCTACAAATACAGTAGTCTATATTCAAAAAGAGCTTCACACGAAGCTCCTTGAATATCTATTCTGTTATTTCCTGTTTTTAAAAAAGAGGTTTGCTTATGGCAATCTTCAAAACAATTGTATCTATTTTTTTCAACGTCCGTCCCATCAATGATAAAGATATCCCCTTGTTTAACTGATTTTTTATACCAAAAATAAGGCTGACCGTTAAATAGCACCTTAAGTTCAGCTCCTGAACCTGATACTGTTATGGTCATCTTCATTGGGCAATAACGAGGGTCAAGGCGATGCCCTCCCTTATTGTGCCATGAATGTGTTGCCGTCCAAGTGACCCGCTGAACCTCAGTATCTTCTTCGTAGGGTAGTTCATAAGATTCCAGCTTAGCTGTAAATTCAACTTTAAGCCCATTTTTTTGATGGTCGATTGACTTAGTAAACACCTTCGCCCGCTTCTTCGGCAAGTCCACCCGATCAGCTTTCTTTCTAAAGTCGCGGTAAAGATAGTATGGTTCATCACGTAAAAAATAGTAATTAACTTCATCTACTAAACGGCTATAATCAAGGGTATCTTTAATGATTTTTGTAAAAACAAGTTGATAAGTTTTGATGCCATGATAAAGACCATAAACAAGGCGACCAGAACGCATTTTAGGAGACTCGCTAACGACGTTTTGTTCAAGTCCTGATGAGGACATCTCTTTAACTTTCCATCCTCGTTCATCGGCGCTTAGTCGCTCTCCGTCTAAAAACTCTATACTGAACATGTTTTACCCTTTCTTGAATAACTGATTAATAATAGCATCTTGTGCATTCTTAGCATTGACTTTTTGCCTGATGATATCGCTATCTGCTTCATTGCTGATGTTAACAACGACTGTCGGTTGAACTGCCATGTTAGGGGCTAAAATCATTCCGCCAAGCGTGGCTTGCGCATATTTTTTAAGCTCATCAAGCTTAGTAGTATACTTTTCTGGCAAAAAACCGTTGAACCTTTTGATTTGAAAACTTCTTGTTAAATCGTCAGCCATGCCAGAAACATCTTTCTGAATGTCCTTAAAGTTAGTTTTCATGCTATTACCGAGTCCGTCCATAATAGCTTTTCCATGCGGCTTCAATAGTACCCTATCATATGAGATGGGACCTTTGTTTGCTGCAATCCAGCTTGCAATACCGCCAACGAAATCTGTGACAGCTCCCCACATAGACCGCAAACCATTTAAGAATCCATTAATAATCGCTTGACCGGCTCCGAACAAGTCAATATTCCACAAAGAATCGAAAATTCCTTTTACGGTATCTATTCCAGCTCCGACTAAGCGTTTAGCAGTATCCATCATATTTGAGAAAGTTGATTGAATAAAATCTCCAAATGCGGAAACAATTCCTTTGATACCTTCTAATACACCGTCCCAATCACCTTCTATCGCGGATAGTATGATTTTGATGATATTTTGAATAATTTTCATCGCAAGATCAATCGTTGATTTAATTTGCTCAAATATAGCAGATGCAACCGCAAGTATGGACCCTAAACTTCCCTTGAAAACATTGGAAATAAAAGCCCATGCGACCTGTGCGATAACCTTAAGAGAATTAAAAGTTACAGACCACGTTGATTGCAATAACCCTAAAAAAACACTAACGGCCAATTTTATCATTTCAATTGCTGTTGTAAATATCGTCTGGATAAATGACCAAGTTGTCTGGGCTATTGTCATAATAGTTGCTTGATTTTCGTTCCAAAAAGTAGCTAATTGAGTCCACGTTTCCCTTATGAAATTACCAATAAATTGTATGATGGGCTGTAAAAAGTTCGAAATAGCCGTCCAAATCTCAATGATCTTCGTTCTAAATTGTTCGTTTGTATTCCACAAATAAACAAATACGGCAATTAGTGCACCTATGGCTACGATGACTAACCCTATAGGACTCGTCAAAAAGGCAAAAGCAGCTTGTAATCCTTTGACAGCATTAAAGACTAGTCCGACGCCTTGCTGGAAAGCTGCTATCTGAGTAGTAACAACCCCTATAATAAGGACAACCGGTCCAATGGCAGCAAGTAAACTTCCGAGTACAACTACCACGTTTTGCATTGTCGGACTTAGGTTATTGAACCAATTCACAAGGCTTGTTATCGCCCCGATAACCGACGTTAGGGCTGGCGCCAATATTTTACCTATGGAGATTCCAGCAGTCTCAAGCGAACCTTTAAGCTCCTCAATCGATCCCTTGACACCACTATTCATGGTGTCTGCCATTTCTTTAGCAGCACCATTTGAATTGATAAGTGCTTGTGTTTGCTTGTCTAATGCGCCAGGAGCAGAATTAACTAGGGCAAGCATTCCAGACATTGCTTCTTTACCAAACAAAGTAGAGATAGCTGCACTCTTTTGACTATCAGTTAAATCACCCATTTTGGTTTGAAGTTCTTTGGTAATACCAGATAAGGACTTCATTTTTCCATTAACATCGAAAAATTCAAGTCCTAATTCGGACATGATTCCTCGCATCTTTTTAGTTGGATCCGTAAGTCGTGAAAGGCTTGTCCTCAAAGTTGTTCCTGCTTGTGACCCTTTAATGCCTGCATTAGACATGATACCAATTGCTGCCGCGGTTTCTTCCAAGCTAATCCCTAAAGCCCCAGCAACAGGTCCGGCGTATTTTAGGGCTTCTGCCATATCTCCAACTTCTGCGTTAGTATCCGCAGCAGCTTGTGCAAAAACATCTGCAACATGGGCTGCGTCTTTAGCTTCAAGTCCAAACATATTGACAGCTGTTGCGGCTGCCTCGCTTGCTAATGCCATATCCCCACCAGATACAGCAGCTAGAGACATAACACCCGGCATTGCTTTTAAGATATCGACGACTTTAAAACCTGCAGAAGCCATCATTTCTTGAGCTTGTGCTACTTCTGTCGCACTAAAAACAGAGGAAGCTCCAAGTTTGATAGCCTGGTCTTCTAGTTTTCTGAACTCACTTGCTGTTGCTCCAGAAATCGCCTTAACACGATTCATTTGACTTTCAAATGTAGTAAACGTGCTGAGCGATGCCGCTCCGATTCCTACAATAGGAGCAGTTAAGCCTAGAGTTAGACCGGTACCAATGCTGGTCAACTTTGATCCTAATCCAGCTAATTTACCTTGTAGTTTCCCTACACCTTGGTTAAATTTCTCAGTCTTTAGCAGGGTATCAATAATAACACTACCATCTGCCATCTACTCACCTCCAAACCTTGCTGCTAACGCTGAAAGCTTGTCATCATTTAGCGCTTGATGCTCAGATTCGTCTTCTAGCGAATAGATACGCTTCATCTTCTTGACGTGTTTGATATACTCTTCCGATGCTTCATCTTTATTAGGCACTTTCATGACACGATAGCTGACAACTTCCTTAAAAGGAGTGTCTTTATGCAGATTCATGAGCAGTGACATAAATTTTCGCCAGTGCAATTTTCCCTGTTGTTCAAATAGGTCAAGATGATAACTTTGAAAAAAGGACGCAAAGATTAACTCTGCATCCTTTTCAAAATGCATTGTTTTCGTTTGTGACATTCCTCCTAAACTGTCATCTTCTCCGTCTTCTTGTTCATAGATAAACGTCTTTAGGATATATTCGAAAATTTCAAATTCTTCATCAAAACTTAACTCCGTACGATCAAAATATGGCAAGAGCATATCCAAAGTCCAGACAATTTTAGCGTAGTCATTGACTTCTGCGTCGGCAAGAAGCTCCATGACTCGCAACACGACATCAAAAGCCAAGTCAACAGTTACGATATGACCGCCAAATTCAAAAGCATCAGCAAGAACTTCATATGTTTCTGTCAACTTCATAAGCTACCTACTTTTTCTTGCGCTTCGAGGAGTAATACTTCTCTTTTGCTTTAGTGGCACGAGCCTTATTTTGCTCAACTTTTTCAGCGACTAACTCAACAAGATAATCCAATAAGTCAACCATATTCATTAAAGAGTGCCCTGATGCTTCGTAAAGTTTCTCAAAACTCCCTTCTCCAAATGGTGACTCGATGACCTTTTTCATTACTAAAAGCTGTTGCTTATGATTATCCGCCAGATCGTCTGGATCTCCTTTTTCTACCTCAACTTTTTGGAGTTCTTCGATCTCTTTTCCGTAACTAATAAAGTCACGTTGGATACGTAAGAGGTTATCATCATCAAGAGGCAGTAAGTAGATTTCCCCTGCAATCTCAATTTCTTCAACCGTTTTCTTAAATTCAAACTGTCTCACCATTGCTGACTATCCTTTCTACTTATCGCTCTTGACGTTCTAAACCAAGTGCTTCAGACGCAAGTTCTTTGTTTGTCTTAGTGACTTCTACAACTACTTTATTAGGTACAAGTGTTTCGTTCGAATGGATTTCAAATTCAATTTCACCTTTACCGTTAGCCGCTCCTGATGGACCTTTGATATTTGCAAACGTAGAGGCAAAGGTAAACTGTGTTTTTCCTCCTGGCAATGTCCAACGCGTAAAACCACGACGTTTGCCCCCATATCGGAATTGACGTGCATAGATCCAGTCTTGAGCTTTATCTCCTACTAGACGATGTCCAGTTAAGGCTAGTACTAGCTGACCTCCTGTAACATCAGATTCAGAGCCGTCAAGATAAGCATCTTGTGATACTTCTTCATTTCCGTCTGGTTCTAATTCACTGATACCACCTGCTAGTCGCATCCAAGTTTTTCCATCTTCTGAAATTTCGAGCTTATGCTCGGATTGTAAATAAAAAGTTGGCTTATCTGCTGCCATTTCTTATCCTCCTAATTCTGCTCTGAAAAGAGCTGTATATAAATAATTTTTGTCACTATCTTTTTCAACAAAGTTAGTGGTCGTCGTACACTCCAGCTTAATGAGATATCCTCCAGTAAACGGCTCATTTGATAGACCGTCTAGACCATTGACCAAGTTTTCTGTTGTCAAAAAAGCTTCCTGCTGTTTTTTACTCTTGGCCAAAACTTGGAAAGTAAAAATCCTAATCTTACTTTCGTCAAGAGCTCGATTGTCAAAATTTCCAGCCATAGGGATAATAGCAACCTTATCACTATTCCCCATAATGCCAAGGACCGGTTCCGCTCCGCTCACTTCTTGAACTTTTCTGAGCAAAAAATCAATAAATGTCATGATTAATCTCCTCTAAACTCAGCACCATAGGCTTTCTTTGTTAGCTCATACCAATGCTCTGCATGATTTGCTTTAGCAACCTCAAACCACTTGCCTTGTGCATTCGGATTCTTATCCTTGCTAAAGTTATACTGAGGATTGTAGTAGAGTCGTCTAGCGTACGGTGTATGCCAAGATACTGAGCGTTCAGTTACTCTTCCGCTATCTCGCAGATTCCACTCACGAGCAGGAATATACTTGTCACTATCCTTTTTGATTTGACCACTTAAAGCAAAGCGAGCTGTCTTTGCAGATGCTTCACTCTTGGCAATCAATTTACTAGCGTTAAAGATGACTTCAACCTTAAAACCTATCATTCTAGCATCACCTCATAGTGATGTGGCGACTGGTCAAAAGCTTTTAGTACCTCAACACTTGCGATACGATACTCTTTTCCTAGATAACTAATTTTGTCGTCAACCTTAAACTGATGATCTACTGGTAACGAGTTTACACAATCAAAAAAGAGTAACAACTCGTAGCTATTACTCTCGTTTTGTTGCCCACGTTGGATACTGCTTCTAGGTTGTACTAACACCTGTGACAATTCTGTAGATACTACCGTTTCTGCTCCCCAGCTGTCTTTGTTGCCAACTGCTAGATAAGTAACTGTGTCAACTAATAACTCTTTAGGGATAGGTTTGACTTCTTTTACCATCTCGTATTCACCCCCTTGTATAACAATCCACTCGGAAGCAGATAGTCTAGCACGTCAGGGCTAACACCAACAGAGCCAACACTAGCTGATACAGTCGCTTTCTTTCCGTCTGTGTAACTAAAATTGCCGACTTTAGCTTGGGTTACAGAGGTTACTCCGATAGCACTTTCAACGCCTATTGCGTTAAGATACTCAATTTGGGCGCAGACAGCCATTTTTACCGCCTCTAAAATATCAAGTGGCAAATTCTTCACTTGCTCCTTTTTCAAGCCAATAAGTGCCAAAATTTTACGCTCAGCACGTTTTGACAGCTCCCCGAACTTTTCTTCATTCAGCTGTGAGCCACAATATCCCTTATTGTAAAAATCAAAGGTGAGCATCACTACTCACCTCTCTGCTGCTGTTCCTTAATAAAAGCTAAAACATCTTCTTTTTTCTTAATATCTTCAGGAATTATAATGCCTTCATTTTCAGCATAAGCCTTTAGCTTATCAAGCTTCATTTTAGTGATATCAGTTTCCTTTTCGTTTGCTTCAATAATTTCTTTAAAGCCGTCGGCAATCAGCTGAATTTCCAGCTCGCTGCCTTCTTGTACTTTATAGACTTGATTGTCCTTCTCGTATGTTTTCATCGTTAACCTCCTAAGCTGATTTATGGGATACATAAACCCCATCTTGTTTAGATTTAAGCACAAAAAGGTCGTGATACAAGCGATTTTGATATAGATACCCGTCCCCTTCGGTGTGCTGACCTGGTGCAAAAAGATAAATAGAGTTAAATTTAGCTTTTGCAATAACCGCAGGCTTGGCCACAATCAAAAAGTTAATGTCTTTACCGCTGCCATCTTTGACAAAGCCTGTCGTAAAATCAAATTTAGTCTTAAAGCGGGCATCGTCCCAAACCTCTATGAGCTGCACTCCGTCAAGAGATGTCACACGAGTATCAATCCCTTGCGGTGATGTTGTCGCGATTGAGCGTGTAAAGTCCTTTGAGCGCTCCAAAAAGTCCATAATCTCACTGGAGACATAGATAATGATATTGCCAGCTCCGTACTTGCGAATAGGCAAAATAGCAGCTTTTAAGCGCTCATAAACATTAGTAGTAGAGTAGTCATCTTCCTGCTTAAAATGGCTATTATCGATCGCATTTGTGGCAATCTTCGAAAAGCGATAAGCGTCAACTTCTGGCGTTGCATGCTCTGTGATAAAAGTGTTTGAGATGTTAGCCATAGACAGCTCTTGGTTAGTCTCATCGACGTCTGCCTTATCCACAAAAAACTCTACGTCACGATCAAAGCCGAGCGTATAAGTATTTTTATCGTTAGATACAGTACCTGCGTTATACCCTTTTGAGCGTGTGTGCGCCTTATAGCCAGTCACCGAGATGGTTGGTAGCTCAAAAGACTTTGCACCTAACCAGTTGACTTTTGGTGTCTCTAAGTTAGACGTCAAAGCGCCTTGCATTAGTTTCTTTTCGAATATTCCTTCATGTTTAGTAATATAATTGATTGACATATTAGTCCTCCTTAATTGTTAGTCCTAACGCTTTAAAAAAAGCGTCTTCCGTCGTTTCCGTTTGACTCTGAGTTTGAGTCACAAAGTTAGGTTTATCAGCTACATCGGCATCACCTCCTTTGAAATGAGGATATTTCTCAAGTACGGTAGTAATCGCTGCATTGATGTCTGTTTTATCGTGGACCAAACTATTGGCCAAAGTGATAACATCGGAGGTGTTTTCCGCAGGCACTCCCATTTGAGCAGCAGCTAACTGAGCTTGTAAGCTAGCAATCATAGTGTCGCGCTCAGCCAAAGAGTTATTAGCCACAGTCAAACTATCTTGAATTTTTTGAAACTCTGTTTTCTGACCTTCTTGATATTCATTCCAAGAAGCTAGATTTGCTTTGGCATCTTCTACCGAAGAAACACCTAGTTGACTTAGAACCTCATTAATTGCTTGATTTTTGATTGCCTCAGTATCAACCGGATCAGCTTGTTGTTGCGATACTGTTTGCTCAACTCGTCCAGCTTCAGCGTTAGTCTCGCTAGTAACTTCAGCGCCTCCGCCTGCTCCAGTATCTGGGGCTAGTTTAAACAAACGGTGTTTTAATCCATGTAGCATGTTTCTTCCTCCTTATGTTTTGACTGTGGTAATTCTTCATCTTCTTCTGTTTCGACCAAAACGTGTAAAACCTCAGTTTTAGCAAAAGCATGATTATCCACGCATAAAAAAGTCAGCTCCTTATCGAATAATTGACTTTGAATCGCTTTATTAGCTTGCATTGCTGGTAATGGGGTGGGAACTTCAATATCTCCGCCTCGTGTTTGTACGATAATAACAGCCATTTTAGACCTCTTTCTTTTATTTTTACCTAGTTTATCGCCATGCGGCAGGGCAAAATAAAACCGCATCGAATTCGACACGATTAAGTTATTTCCGGCTGAACCAGCCTTTTTTCTTAGCTTTTTTGAGCTCTGCGACATCATCTTCAACAATCTTCTGGCAGATTTCTAGCTCGTCAAAGCGGTTATTTACCTCTTTAACGTTTACTAAGATGATTTCCATAAGCTCTTCGTTACGTTTTTCAGCTTTTTCTAAGCGCTTTTCCAAGATAGCAAAGTTGTCGTCAGTTGCTTGCGACATCAATTCTACAATGCGCAAGATTCTGTCTAACATCATTTGTGTGCGACGCTTCTTTTCAATTCGTTTGTTCATTTTACTCTCTCCTTTTTTGAGTACAAAAAAAGCACTGTTACAGTGCTTGTATTATTGGTCTTTAAAAAAGTTGCGCAAAGGTTCACCATTTGCCCACCTTCGTCGTGCTTCCTCAAGTGTAATATAATTAGGACCGCCATCAATATTTGTCTCACCGGTATTCTGCCATTTACAAGTATCGCAAATATCATAAACCTCGGTCAAAGTTCCACAAACAGGACAATGGACATATTCTAAATCATTTAAGATTATCAAACTCTCTTTTCCAGTCATTGTCAAAGTAATCAACCCCTTCCTTTGGTTTCAGCATAGTCGTAATCGTACCTTGTTTAACGCGCCCTAAAGCAAAAATGTTATTTTCTAAGTCATACCTAACACGTCTAGAATCTGTATCATAACCTAAAATATTATCAGTTATCGGTCTAGATAATAAGTCAGCAGCCTTTTTCTGATATTGTTTACCAGTCAATCCTGGAAACTCTTTTAAGTGACTATCAATATGCCCTTCAAAAGATTTTTTAGTAGGAAATTCAGCTTTAGACCATCTTATATAGTCTTTGTAATCCCTAACTAAATCCTCGTATATCTTGCCACCATTATAACGCATATCATAATAGGTTTCAAGATTTTTAGGAGCTACTTCAGGGATAGCTTTCTTAATCGCTCGATACTCATCTCTGATTTTCAAATTATCTTTGACAATGGCTTTTTTCTTGTCCTCAGACAAAATAGTATTTAGCGATTTCTCGCGGTCGTATCGTCTCGTTCTGCCTGTTTGAGCAGTAAACTGACGCAATTCCTGCCACTTGTTCTCCAAGCGTTGAGAAGCTAATTTAGCCCCCTCTTTGTCCTTCGCAGCAGTTAGAATTGCTCGTTCCCGTTTCAGCTGCTTAACTTCCCGTTCTAATTTACGTTGTACCTGCGACTCTGCATAGGTTTTATCGTTTTCGCTTTTACTGTAAGGGAAAAAGGTCTGTTTACTCATACCTGGGACGTAAGGATATTTATGATGACCGCAATTAACGCCAAACAATCCAGCAGCTTCGCCATAAGAAGTCTCTGAGAAGTGCGGGTATTTCTCTAGCGGATCATCTCCGACACCATCGTAATATATCCGACCTTGATAAGGAGCACACCTTGGACGTGCGCCAGCATGGCTAGATACCTCGATGTAATCAACACCATACTCATGCCTACGCTCATCTTCCATAGCGTTAGAAATGTTAGAGTTCATCGTCCGAGTGATCATATTGAGATAAGTCTCCGTTGACCACTGGGCGCCATTTTTAGCACGAAAGACTGTAAGGCCCTTTTGACCAGCATTTTTTAGAGCGTCACGCATAGCAACTTGTGGGGTCTTGATACCTGTAGAAACATAAGCAACAACTTGATTGACTGTATCTAAAAAAGTATCTTGGCCAGACTGTAACATGGTCGTATTGACAAGATTAAGTGTGTCCTCAGCTTGATTGATGTAAGTATTTAACACTCGCAACAACCTCATGCTGTTGTCTGCAGCAGATGGATTGAGCTTGATTAAACCTTTAACGTATGCCTCTTTAAAAAAATCCTCATACCTTCCTGCGGAGGTATAACCTGCCTCCGTCAGCATCTCAATCATACGCTCACGACTCACGCGTGCACTTTTTCGCATGATTTCGATGTGCTCTTTTCTCAGCTCTCCAACTTCGAGTAATTGCCTAATTTGCCAATCCATGATGTCGCCAGCTACCATTTCGTCATAGTGTTTTGCAAACCTGCGACCTATTGACGTCAACAATTCACGTTCGACATCAGAATAAAGCTCTATTAAGTCAAAAGACAGCTGGATATGAGTATCATAATCCACTAAGCATCACCGTCCAAACCAAATAAATCAATTGACATATCGTTTGTTGTCCGGCTTTCCTCGTGGATAGTTTGGATTTCCAACTCTGCATCTTCTTCTGACAGATTAAACAGCTTCATCATAGCTTTTTTCTTGCTGATTAACCCAGCTGCGACCAACCCTATATAATACTGAGCGTCCTGGGTTCTGTCCTGCGCAATAGAGTCGTCAAACGTTACAGTTACATTATACTTACTCTCACCCTCGATCAAACCATAAAGATCCCCAAAATCAACGATAATCGCAACAAGATTTTTCAATGTTGCTTCTACCATCGTTTCATGAGATTGCTTCGTGCGGAATGTCTTAGAATTCTCAGAGATAACCTCGGTGGCTGTCTTGACACCCGATACTCCATCGAAACTGAAAGAACCTGGGCTAAAGCCAATCTGCATACTAAGTAAGTTCAACAGTGCGTTAATAGCTGCAATATGTTCATCAACTCGCAATTCAACACTAATATCTTTGATATCTTGAATTTTGCTGCCTTCACCTGTGTGGAAAGCCTCATATGTTTCGTCTGTTGCGTCAAAATAGCGGTGGAAATTCCCCTCGCTATCCACTACAGTACGAATGGCAGTCGCTGGAACCAATATCCTCTTACGGCCAAGTCGAAACTCACGCTCAAAGCTATCGTAGGCAATATCAATCGCTCGCAAGGTATCAAACGAATTGTGATAGATTGAAATCCCTAGCGGACTTGATAGATCAATGTTGTTTGCCGAATTAGGTTTGAGGTAAACAAATAGCGGTCTTGATAGTTTTTCGATGACTACTTGTGATTTTAAATCTGGATAAATCTCTGTTATCGGTACGCGAATGCCAACATCATCATTTGACTTGTCAGTTCTAAATAACTCGTGAGCAACTACATACAACTCACTTTCCCAAGTATGCCACTCCAAATGCGTGTACTTGTATTTTCCACGATGCTGCGTATCAACAAATACGGCTTCGCTAATCCCAGCATTATCCCACGAAATGGGAATAAAACTATCCGCTTGTACAAAATTAAGACCGATAGTACCGTCCTTTTTGAGATATGCTTTGATTGCCATACCTCCCAAGGCGAAACTATATTCTAAGAAGCGTTGAAACTCCTGAGTAAAATTATTTTTCTCTAACGTTTCAGTGATGAGCTTTGTCAAACTCTCATTTTCAGAACCAATGTTAATTTCACATTTTTCATTAAAAATCAATGTAGCAAGCTCTGAGGTCACAACTTTAGGCATATTCAAAGTCAAACGCTTCTTCTTTTTACGACCATCTAAGATAGATTTCTCATAGTAATCGTGTATTTTATCGTGATAGCCTTGATACAACTCTTTCCAAATTTGGATACTATCATAATGCTTATCAGACAGTTCAATTTCGCGGTGCAGGTTCAAATCTTTCAAACCTTTTATCAATCCCATTTTTTGCATCACCCCTTTTATTTTAGTCCAGAGGTTTCTAAACATGACTACCTCCTATTTCATTTTGTATCGTCCCACAAAAACATTGACCGAGTACCTAAATTCGTCCATTGAGTGGTTGTTTGCGTCTATTGGTTTGCCTTTATCATCGCGGCTATAAAGCCCTAATTCCTTCAGGAAATGATAATGATCATATTTTTCCTCTTTGTGATTTACTAGATAAAAATCACCGTCTGAAATCAAAGTCTGGCCACGTTCTATCCCAACTTCGATACCTTTCGCCTTACTGTTTACGTCGTGAGCGTTGTTCGGCGCTCCAGTCGTCAGAATACCAATGGCATGTAATTCCTCGCGCAAAGCCTTACACGCAGGGTCAATAAAGACATCAGAGTACCGAAGTTGGTATTTTTTAACACACCAGTCAATGAAAGCCTTAAGTTCTCTGGCGTATGTTGACATGGCTTTGACCTGACCAGTATCTGCTCCACTATGATAGTAGTGCGCTGTCCGATTAAGCCTAAAACTTATCTTGCCATTATCTCTAACTCTTGTTACGATGTTGCAAGACATAGATGTGGCATCAGATTGCCCACCATCTGCACAGAAATACATCTCCACTGGCTCGCCAATCAAAGTGTCTAGAACATTTTTTTCCATGTCAAAAAGACCATAAATAACACCTTGAGGCATCACCCGCTGCCCGAGTACATCTCGTTTATAAAGATAAGGATTTTTTTTGAGGCTATTGATAATGTTTTGCTTGCGCTCCGCAGTTAATATTGGATTATCGTCCATGGTCCAATGCGTCCATCTGGTATTTTGGACGTCAAAAACGTCTTTAATAACAGGGTGCTGTGGCGCAGGAGGGTTAAGGTCTGCTAAGTGATAACGCAGTTTAGCCGCCCAGGTACGCCTAAAACACTCCTGGATAAAATCCATATGCAGTAGATTAATCTCACAAAAGACCACTGAGCCTAGAGACATACCTGTAATAGCACCGACTGAGTTAACTTTACCTCCACCCTTGTAATAAACCCTTTTATTACCTTTTGGTGTTGTTACAAGCAGGTGATCTCCTCGCTCATCATGTTTGATTTCGCAGTTCCCGTCAAAGATGTGCATCAGCCCTGTACCGTCTCCATCAATAAACAAACGATAAGCTTGTTCTTGATTATAAGCAGTCACAAGATGATTTTCATCTTCTGACTCAATCAGATACCTAGCATAACGAAAATGCCCAGCGGTGGTCTTTCCACTTCTGGGTGTTCCCTCATTGACCTCTAATTCGTAGTTAAAAGGGCGTCTAATGATGTCTTTTTGTTTTGTGGATAACTTTTTTATCCTAACCGCCATCTTCGATTACCTCCAGCAGTTTTTCCATCAAATGGGTATCAGGCTTGGCGCCTTTGACGGTTTCAATTTTAAGGCGTAACAACTCGTTTTCTTGCTTGATTTTTTCAATTTGTTCTTGGATAGGATAACGTTTCAATAACTCACCAGCAGCTTTTATGACTTCTGCGATGCTAGGTTTTTTCTGCATAGTAACGTACTCACCTGTTACAGGATTAAGGGTAACAACCTCCTCCGTCAAATCCTGCCGAAGAACGGCAGTAAGAACTTGTAGGATCTCGATTGCACTAGCTATTTTACTGCTTTCGAGTTGTTTTAGCCGTTCGTTGATGGCAGATTTTATTTCAAGTTTTTTCAAGTTCTGCTCACCGATTTGCCCAGCCGTTTTTTTGCTATAACCCGCCTTAAGAGCGGCTTCTGTCGCATTTCCACAGATGATGTACTCATCAATAAATTTTTGTTGTTTTATAGTTAACTTAGCAATTTTCCATCACCTCCTCGTGACATAATAAAAAGCCACCACAATTGGTGACTAGAACAGGAACAGTCGGAATTGAACCGACACATATAATCAGACCGTCGACAATCCAATTATCAAGGCGCTACCTCTACCGTTTTCCAATCACGGTTCATGTTCCTGAAAGAATAGTGTGAGATTCGAACTCACGCCTACCAAACTAAACAGTTGGTCGCATTAACCCCTTTGCTAAGCTATCCATAAACAACCCACTGACGCAGGGTGTGCCCATCGGTTAATATTAACTATGCAAACTCTGAGACGTGACCCAACGATAGTTGCGCATCTATTCTATCGCCGCCCAAACCTTAGCCGTGACTTACATCACATTTTTGTTGTGCGTCCACAAAAGGATTATTGCAATCAACCCAACAGACCTTGCACGAATCGAACGTGCATAAACGACCACTAGGTCTACTAACCACAAGCAAGGTTGCGACCCTTGTTTTACTTGCAGTTAATCATAAAAAGCCCCATATCAGAACGTATCTGCCTTTAAAGGAATGGGGGGTTTGTCTTTTCCAACTGTTTCCATTTTGGAAATAGCTGGTATTGAGACGGCAGGATTCGAACCTGCACGTCCCATGTACCTTCAAAATAACAAGTTTGATCGTAGTTAAAGTTGGCGACTAAATAAATAGTCAATTGGTAAAATGGTTATCTCTTTTTGTTATTTTGCTATGATACTATATTAACACGCTATTTTGTACAAAAACTATTATATTACTGTATAAAAACTAGCTAAAAACTCCTTGCTCGACAATCAGAGACCCCTCTCTATATAGCTCTGCAAAAGCTAATAAAGCGATATCGAGCGTATCATAATAAAAGCTCTCTGACATACACAATTCTGTATAAATAACCTTGTCCGCTTTTTTATAAGGTGATAAGTATTTATCGTACAAAATCCTGCGCCTCTCTGGCTCTAGTATCATGCTGACAGCTTGCTCAATCGCATCTAACTCCTGCTCCGCTGACACACGATTAAGTGCTAACCTCTCTACAGGCTTGCTATGGACTCCATGAGGTTGCCTTGGCTCAAATGAGTAAGTAGCTGTAACTTTTTGAGTATCTACATCGTTAGCTATCCGCCGCCAGCGTGGATACTCTTTCAATTTACGCTTGGCATTGGATTTTGTTTTTTGGATATCAATCTCAGGAAAAAACGTCATGAAAGCCCCCTCAGTGTGGTATAATGGTGTTAACAGATATAACCAAGGAGGCGTTCGCATGGACGTCTTTTTGTGTGGAGAAAAGCCCTCTCTTTCGTTTTTTATAAGCCAGCTCAGGCACACGATGTCAGTATTAGCGCCTTGGATAATAGCTGGTGACCGATAACCAGCGTTAGATTTTTTGGGTGTAAGGAGATTGTCATCACATCCTTCTGTGTTTAATTTCGGTCTATGCCACATAAGCCGATTAAAACCTATGTAGCTAATCATTTTTTCGATTTAAATTGTTCTAGGGTACATTTATATTAGCTAGGTGTTTCACGTTCCCAGAAGTGCGTTCTTGCCATGTTTTTGAAGCTTAAAATCGATTCTATAGCTATTTCCTTCTTGGTGGTTTCGCAAAGGGACTGACAGTTCCTGTCTTCATTTTCGCACAGATATAGATACGCCTTCCTCGGTCATCGAATTCCTCTGAGAGAATCTCGTACAGTTCGATGCGTTTTTCTATTTTCGTAATATGCCTACGGACGTTAGTTTCAAAAGTCCAGCAGTCATCCAATTCGTCGTAATGAATAACTGTTTCTCTTTCTTCTCGTAAATATGCCATCTGTTACCACCCTTCGCCTCTGAAAATCTTAGCCTTTTTACGGATTTGAGCTATGACGTGAGGCTTTTTAAACACGCATAGATACATGTATTCGTCTGTCTCTTCTTCGCTAGCACCTAACTGTTTCATGGACTTCACAATGTTCCTGATTCTGGTTTTATCTCTGCTCATTCCGTCACCTCTTTAGCAAACCCCTCTCTCCATGCCCAATCAAAATCTTTGCGGATTTCTGACTCGGTGAGTCGGACATCTTCTCTTGAATAAAAATCAGTATCTATGATCTCTGAAAATCCAAGTTTTCCATTCGCTAACCTTGCTAGTGCAATATGTTTGTGTTCTATGCCACTATTAGGATTAGGGATCTCAACAATATACAGCTTTTCTTTTT